AAACCTTGGCGCTCAATCGCAGTCAAGCTAATCTCTAATGGCTTTGGACCTGGTATATTTTTCATCTTATAATAATCTAATCCAGTTTCATATATCTGTATGACTATTTAAGCTTTTGTGCACTAGAAGTTAAGAGCAATGGCGGAGCTGAATTTAAGGTAAGTATGGATATGTGAGGTCTACTCTGATTTTTGCTCTCTTAATACCAATCCCAGCAAGCGGTCTATGCGATCGAACGCGCTGCCCAGGAGGGCTTTGGCTCGTGAAATGATAGCTGGGCAAATACGGTCAGAAGGAGCACGCAATAATCAATGAGAGGTACTATATGTTGAACTATTATCTACCGGCCTTACCGTACTTCTGGCATATTTTCTAGCTCGATAATCCTGGGAACGTGCTCCAAGAGGAGCAAACTCACATTGTTTCTGGAATAACCAAATTACCAAAAACTTTATATCGGCAATTGACGTAACATACTATGGCGAAAGTCGAATATCTCTTTTCTCCCTCCTATACCCCTTTCGCCAATCCCTCCTTTACCAATATCTGTTTCCCGAAGTTGATTGGTCTAAAATAGCTATAAAGGCTCATTCGAGATCGGTGCGGAGGATTGACCCCGATGACCGACGATCACTTACCTTAAGCTTGTAATAACGCATATCGATCTATGACATAATCATCGCCATCGCTCCAAATGTCATGGATCAATCCATATACAATATCCTGAAGGACGGTTCATAGCAAGACCTATTGTGCAGCCAAGCCTGGGTTAACCGGAATAGTCATGCAAAAAGTGCCTGAACATAATTAACTCCCATATGTAACTCAGAGAGGATCAATCTAAGTAGGATTTGTAATACCTTCGTCTTACAAGGGGAAGTACATATATCATTCTTGAGCAGTAAAAGACGTCATGGAGCAGACGACAGTACGGCTGCCCGAGGATCTAAAAGCCGCCATAGCAGAAACGGGTAGACCAGCAAGCGATGTCATACGTGATTCGCTCCGCCAATATTTTCACCATGACACCAGGGCAGCTACAGTTGAATATGTGAATCAGTGCATTAAAAACCATTTGAGGGAATACCATACCTGCGATGCCGTGGAGGATGCACTGGTACGTTGGGGCGGTGTGGATGCCCTTGTCGAGAGGGTCAATAGAAGACAGGAACAGACCCAGGGGCAGATACAGGTCCATGATCCAGCTGCTCATGAGCTTTCGCCATTGCCAGGAGTTGTTGCTGATCAGGAGTTGGAGATCTCGTCTGCATCAGCGCCTGAGAGCTCGCCCATTCTCATGCCAGGGCAGAAACCAGCTGAAAGGATCAAGCTAAAGCAGGCCAAAAAAGAGCTAGAAAAGCGGGAGAGAACAAAGGCGGTGTTGAGGTCTCTACTGGGCTTCTTCAGCAGGGGTAAAGAACCAACGTCTAGCGATATTTCTAACGAAATTGGTTTAAATAGCAAGGCAATTGGTCGCATTCTTCACTCCACGCTTGGCATGGTGCCGGTGAACACCAGGGTTAATGATGTTCCAGCGAGATATTGGCAGTACGAATGTCAGCCAGTCGCAGAAGAGGCTTTGAAACGGTTGGAATCCGTGGAGTTGAGTGAATCTCAGGGCGCTACGATAGTTTAGCTGAATAACTTCAGAGGCTAGGGCAAGAGAGAGGGAGCACGCTGGGCGTTGGCTGCAGGCCTGCAGATGAGCTGAACGGCAATCGCATGAGTAGCCTGAAAACAGTTGGTGATTGGATAAAGCTCCAGACAAAATAACAGTGCCAAAAGCCAATGACTGCTGGATCTTTCTGATGCTGCAATCGGCAAGCTATTCCAATGGGTGACATTTTAGATAAAACTGGAAAAAATATCATTTATTAACTGAGAGCAAAAAAGCGGTTCAGCAGGTTAGAGGTAAGCGCAAATTGCTTTTATCGTTGTGGTCCTTGCGGTGGCGCCGTAAAAATATATATTGGTCATGCTGGCCGTGCTGGTCTTTGCGTTCAAGTAATAAGTCGCCTTTGTGGAAGGCCGACTGATTACAGTTGGGATCTGGGTAATTGTTCCACGGAAATCGATAGCATACGAGGCATAGATGTGCCCAGTCCAGGTCTTGGAAAGCTCAGTGTTATTGGCATCGGAGAGCGTGACAAACTCATCGACAACACCAGCAGCTGCCCTTGTAACGCGCAGAGTCACTTCATAGCTGACAAGCCAGAGCCCAATTGGAACAGGAATTGATATAGAGCCCAGGTTGTACCAGGTGCCTGCAGTGGGGCTGGCCTGGGTCACGTCGCTTGTATTGCTGACTATGACAGACCATTTATCAAAATTGAGCGGGAAGCCTGTGGGGGCTTTGGCGGTCGAATAATACGGTGAGGTGATAGCACCGGCTGCAAGAACATAATCAGTGCCACCGTAAACGGTAACTGTGGTATTAGGTGCCGAATAGCTGGATGCAGTAACTATGAAATACTTAACCGCAGCCGCATGAGTGAGCCTGATCTTGACCCCTGGGTAGAGCGTGGCCCTTCTGTCGGCTGGAATGGTAAAGGTGAACGTCGGGGCATCGGCAGCTCCAAACGTCCAGGTATCAGCTACGGCTACCCAGCCACTCTCTAAGTTAGCAATCTTGGTATTTCGGGTTACATCGCCAGTCTCTATACTGTTTATATGGGCGTACTGGTCCGCCTCCGGGTCAAGGACCTCATCAAAATAGAGGAGGTAGCCGGAGGGCGCATAATCCGGCGAGTAGTATGGATCTGTTATAAGCGCACTTGCCAGGTCATAATCTCCCCCACCGTAAAGGGTAACTGTCGTGTTTGGGGCTGCATATGTGGCATTGGTCACCAGAAAATACTTGACTGAGGCCTGGGTAAGCTTGACCCTGATTCCTTCGTAAAGAATATCTCTCCTATCTCCAGGAACTGTGAATGTATAATATGGGAATGCAGCCGAGGCATAGGTCCACACATCTGGCGAGTTGATCCATCCAGACACCCCAGCATACCGCTCAAGAAATCTCATTCTCTCATAGTCATCCATCTTTCCACCTCAGAAGTTATACCAATCATGAAGCGTCATGGTGGCCGTTAGCTTGCCGTCTGCCAGTTCGGTGATCTTGGAGAGTATTCTGTAAGTCCTGCCAATTGCTGCAACCAGCCAGACCCAATCACCACAGACCAGGGCCGGGGATGATGCATATTTCATCGTGACCTCAACAGGCAGGCCCTCATATCCTCCATAGCACTGATACCATTTTTTACCGTATTCAGTAAGCGAAGCCGCCGAAGCCTGGGCGCTGGTCAGGGTTGGAGATTTGGTGTAAGAGTCTCGCCAGAAATACAGATCAGTGCTCGCATTGTGGACCGATGATATATCTGAGTGAGTAAAGGTCTTGCACTCAACAGAGTAGGCGTTAAACCCGTACTTGTCATGATCCAGGGTCGTGAACTTAATCCTTATGACGTTCGAGTCTTTGGTAAAAGTGATCACAGGCGCCACGCTAGAGCCGTTGGCTATGTTCTGGGCAAACCGTAGATAGGTAAAGCCGTCATTGTTGGGCTGGTACTCATATTCAAGATGGTTGGCTTTAAAGAGCCTGGCCAGGAACGAGTAAATAGACTCATCCCGGAATGTGTAGACTCTATCATTAAGCCCTGTGTCATCAAGGCCGACCATGCGCTTGATGCTCGTGCTCTTGTAGTCCTGCCAGTAGCAATAAGGCGAGTTGTCCGGGGGTATGATCGAAGAGGTTCTGACGTACATTTCCGTGGCTGTCTGCCACCACTGATTTACGCCTATGGCTGCCAGAGATGTAGCGTGAGTTATGGGTGTGGCCCCTATGTACATTGTTGATGGGGCTACAAACCTGTTCGTCCCATGGTTCCTGATATACCAGGTATAGTTTGGTGCGTTTGGCCCAAGCCACATGTCAAAGTTCAGCCTGTGATTGGCATCTGCAAGAACGCCAGTAGTCCCTATGGCGTCATTGATCACCTCTTTGATCATAGTTCCTGATTCAAAAGTCATGGAGGGCGGATATCGGTACTCCAGGAGCTTTGAGACTGAATAACAGTAGAAGTTGCTGGGCTCGTCAGGTGACGCCACCTTTTCAGGCTTGTAAATGTAGCCCATAAACAGAGGAGTGGTTCCATCTCTGACCTCGACCTTGGACATGTTCTTGAGGATTGCAGACTCAGCAGTTCTAAAGACCAGGCTTGCATGATCCATGAACGTCTCTTCCAGTCGAAAGGAGATGATATCAGGGATAATGGCCGCCCCGGTCTTGTTGTAGATCTTGAATTCTATCGTCATTCTGCCTCATGCATTGATGGTGTATACGACGGTGGTCGTGGCATCATATGACCCAGGACCGGCCAGCTTTCCATTCCTGACCTCGACCTTGATGTTGTTTGAGCCTGCATCTGCAAGGGTAGGCCGCCAGGTCCAATGATTCAGAGATTGCCATCCCGTCTGCATCCTCCACTGGTTTGAGGTCCCTGGGCCTTGTAGCCAGAACCTATACATGAGCCCTAGACCATCATCATTGGGATCAGTGGCCGTTGCCGTAAACGTGATACTCTGCTCTGGCACCCTGGGGCTGGCCGGGTAAGGTGTAAGTGATGCAATTGTAGGCACGGCGTAGCCGCTGACCTCATAGGAGTACAGCGTTGAGTCATCACATGACCCTGGGCCTGCATGGGCGCCATCTCGAACCATGGCCTTTATGATATTGAGTCCTTCATAGAACCTGGATAGTGACCAGCTGAAGGTATTTCTGGCCTGCCAGGCTGTAAGGTCAGTGCGGTCGTAGGTGCCTCTATGGATGAAGCCCTGGCCGTAAATGTCGTTGCCAATCAGGATAATGCCCGGCAGAAAAGCCATGGCAAAGACACAATCCAGCTCATCAGGGAATGAGTAATAGAGCTGTGGATCTGATCCCCAGCTGGGCGATACGTAGACCTTGTTATCGCAGGCATAAAAGGTCAGGCCGTCAGCCTCGATATGGAGGCAAGGGGTCTGGCCATAGATGCCGCTTGGCAGATTCACGAGCAGGCTGATAGTCAGGCCCCAGTCATCAGTCATGTAGATCAGGCCATCAACTCCACCAAGCAGGGCATAGCCGGTTGCCGGATCACAGGCCAGGCCCATGATAGAGCCATAGAGTCCAGGCGTGGATACCTCGGCCCAGGTCTCGCCCCAGTTGATAGACCTCAGCAGACCGTCATATCCTCCAAGGACTACGCCGTTATCAAAGAAGCAGAACCCGCCATACACAGCCTCATAGCCAGATGAGTAGACAATCGACCAGTTCTCACCAAAGTCTGGGGACCTCAGTATCTTGCCATCACACATAGAATAGGCCAGGGCCACGCCTGAAGAGTGGACAGTCAGGCCGCAAACGGCCTCTGCGTCTCCATTGGGATACGAATAGACTACGGTGAAGTGGTCGCCCTCATCTGTAGACCTGACTATGTGGGGCACCCAATCGACCTGATGAGATCCTGAGACTATGACCACGCCGTTATCAAATATGGCCACAGATCGGAGGTCATCAAGGCCCAGGTCGCCCAGGTCCTCCCAGTTGATGCCTCGGTCCCGGGTTCTGTAAAGGTGCATCTCGTCGTAAGAGATGGCAAAGCCGAGACCGCTTGAATGCAGGGCCAGGCTCATTACGTGAGTTGATGGCGCTTCTAAGACCCTGGCAAGTGCTGATAGATGGAGGTCCTGGAACTTGTAGAGAATATCGTCTGTCAGGTCTGGATCTGAGGCGGTGACTATCACCTCTACGGTCTTGCCTACGAACTGCGGGCTTGTTGGGCTGAATGAGATCCCCTGGATGATGGGCGCAGAGTTAGCATTGATGTTGTGGTATGCTGTGTAAGAGTCATCATACCCGCCAGGCCCAGCATGCTTGCCATCTCTGACATAGACGGTGATCGAGTTGGAGCCGATATCTGCAACCTGAGGCGTCCAGGTATGGGAGTTGCCAGACTGCCAGCCCGCAAGCTCTCGGTCGATGCAGCCTGTGCCTCCGCCGTTTAGCACGAACCTGTACAATATAGAATCTGTGTCGCCGCCTGCAGCACTGCAGATGAAGGTAACTGGCGTGCCTGGAGCTGTTGGGCTTCCAGGGGTCGATACAACTCCTGAGATGGTGGGTGTGGTGTCATTGATTGTATAATTGACAGTCAACGAGGCATCATACCCAGACCGGCCCGCATGCATCTGGTCTATGATCTCGACTTTGACCTGGCTGGTCCCTACATCTTCAGCTCTGGGATTCCAGACCCATCTATTCTCTGTCTGCCAGCCTGTTTGATCCTGCCATACGTTCCCGGTCCCTGGGCCATTAAGCCAGAAGCGATAGAGTATCCAATCGCCTTCTGCATCTGAGGCCTCAGCCGTAAACGATACGCTGACCTTAGGGGCCTGGGGGCTGGCCAGGCTCGGAGTCAGAGCTGACAGGACAGGCAGGGCATTAGCCAGGATCATATAGCTGGCTGTAGAGCTGGCATCAGCCGAGGGGAGGCCTTGAGCGTTCCTGACCTCGACCTTGACCTGGTTGGCTCCAATGTCTGAAGCTGAGACGACCCAGAGCCAGTATGCTTGAGGGGTCCAACCCGTCACATCCTGCCAGATACTGCCGGTCCTTGGGCCGTTTAGTGAGAACCTGTATCGGATCTCCTGGGTAGTAGCTTCAGGGCAGGCACAGAACCATATAACCTTATTATCTGGCTTTTGTGGGCTCGCAAGGCTGGGCGTGAGGCTCATTACGGTGGCTGGGTTGTAGATTATACCCTTGACCACGTAGATGAGCCGCCAGGCCAGTAAGGTCTTGTCCCAGGTCAGATCACCATCCAGGCTGGAGATGGAGATAACATAGGCGATTCCGTCAATGACTTCACTTATGCCATCGTCTATAATGTCCTTGACGGCTTTAGCGATCTCAAGGCAGTATTCCGCCCCGCTCCTGGATCTGATATCGATTACTGGAACTGGCTCGGTGACCTCTTTCGATCCTGGCCAGGATCTAAGCTCTACAGAGATCAGGCTTTTATGAGTACTCCTGCCAAGGCCGGCCTCGCTCTCTTCCAGGGACTTGAACTTGAACAGGTTGCCATCCACGAGGTCGTGCAGGGCTGCATTGTTATGGAGGGCCTGAAGAATTGCATCGACATAGCGAAATGCCACTCATCACCACCTCATGAGGTATCAGTCGAGTAATCAGTGGAGTCCCTTCTGCGATAGCCCACACCACGATAGAACATTGGTTCCCGGCTCACACCACCAGCAAAAGGAGCTGGTATATCGGTATCATCAGGGCCATCATCTTCAGACCTGGCTCTGAGCCTGGTGGCTATCTTCAGGTATGCATCATGCTTGGAAGTCAGGTTCTCGCCTAAGTCGCCAGTATGGATGGCTGCCATATCCGCATAGTGAGCGGCTATAGCCTCAGCAGCATCTGCAGCTGCAGCTACATTATTATCATCGTTCTGAGAAATGAAGTAGGCAATCTGGTTATCCGAGAGCTTCTGATTATTCTCGTCAGCATCACCACATAATACCCTGACTGCATCCCGAGGGATATGTTCAGGATCATCTGTAAAGGTCCAGGCCATAATAACCTCAAAAAAAGGCGATGGGCTTGCCTTATGCTGCGGCAAGCACACTGGCCATGAATGTCCCGAGGATGCCTGAGACCATCTTCTGGTCCGAGGCCATATCGCCCTCGATCCTCACGCAGTCCTTCTCATCGATTGGGAACTCCTTTATCCTGGATCCCAGGTCTGAGGCCCCGGCGTAGGCCCGCCAGGAGAATGTCGCCCCGGCTGTAGGTGACTCAATCGTTGGGTTTGGGTCCGAGTAGGTGATCAAGAGACCATTCTGGAAGATGAAGTTTGTATTCTCTGCAGCTCCCTTGGGCGCCGTATTGGCCACGGCCCTGGCGACCAGGAACTCTTCAACACCAAAGAGCTCTGCCAGCAGGTCAGCAGTGACAATGCCTTTCTGGCTGTACTGGATCCTGCTCAGAACGTCAGAATGGTTGCAGAGACAGCGGTACACGTCTGGCGAGGAGGTTATCTTGTTGGGCTTGAAACCATAGCCGGCGATCTCATCTATGTAGGCCATTATCGTATCTGCTGGCTTGCTGCCGTCCTTGTTGAACTGCTTGAACTGGTTTGTGCTCGGTGTCCCAGCCACTCCAGCCCTATCGTTCCAGCCTTTGCTGGCGCCGAAGTACCTGTTGGCAAACTTCCTCTCCCTGTTGATGAGCAGCTTCTGGGAGACGAACCTTGTCCCATCTTTCTTCAGGTTGAAGGGCTTCTGAGTGGAGGCCAGCTTCTCATTATCAACATCGAAGTGGTATGAGATGCGCCTGCAGATGTACTCTGCCGAGTTATCTATATCCCATCCACCGCCAGCAGACTCGTTACCTGGGGCCCTCTCTTCGGCCTCATCTCTCATCCAGTCTGCACGGTTGTACTCGCCGTAGTTGCCGGTCTTATCGTCCACAGGTATGTTTGTGAATACCTTGCCTGCTATGTAGACATTCTGCGATTGAACCCAGCCGACGGCGAAGTTGCCAAGCAGCTTGTTAACATACAGGTCGCCTCTTGTTGGATTTGGCATTTCTTATTCACCTCCTACAAATTCAAGCCACCGCTGGCTCAATGACCATAGTGAGGGTGGTCTCTCCCTCGATGAAGGCCACCGTGGAAGCAGCCACTATGCTGATCTTCTGAGTGGCAGTGAAAACGTTGGCCGCAGTGATTGCAGTAGCATTGATCACCTTGCCAAGTGGGGTCATGCCGGCACTGGCCAGGCTCAGAACTCCGCCCGTCAGAGGAGTGTCCTCGATCTCAACGTGGAGAGTCGAGGCCTTGGCAGCGGTCGTTACAGGATCATTGGCCATGGCCATGAACTTCTTGATAGTGCCAGCAAATCCCAGTATGATATCCGTGAGCAGGTCACCATCTGCAATGCTGGTATTCTTGAAGTGGAACTGGAGTATGGTCTCGCCCTTGGCGCCACTATAGAGCCGGGGCAGGAGCACAACTGTATGCTGCTCATTGAGGTTGCCGGACTCTTTGGCATAGGCCACGACAGAATCACCGGCTGTAGCAGTTACCAGCTTCCCGCCAGAGCCAACGGCCAGGTTCACCCCGGCTGTGACTGAACCTCCGTATATAGCCGGGCTCTCTCCAAGTACCATTACGCTGACGACCCTGCCCTCCACATCAGGCTCCTGGAGTATGCCTATGCTGGTCTCTCCAGCACCGCAGAGAACGACATTGCCAGATGAGTTGTACTTCATGGCCAGGGACTGCTTGGAAGAGAGGTCCTCTCCAGCGAGGCCAGAGAGGGTCTGGACAGGCTTTTCAGTGGCCATCTAGACCATCCCCACAGCCCGGACCTGGGCGGCATGCTCGGCCTCGTATTGTTCAACCAGCTCCGGATGCTCGTCCATGGCCTTGTTGATGGCCTCTTCAAGGGTCAGATCCTCAGCTCCCTTGGCTACCATGCCCTTGGCAATGCCTACGAGCCTATCCCAGGCGCTACCTGTCATGCTACCAGCACCGGTCCTGCCATGGGTCTTGAAGAGCTCACTCTTGGCCAGTCCCTTGCTAGCGGCCTTGAGGACTGGCATGATTGTCTTGTAGCCGTCAGGGTCAAGTTCCTTGAACTGCTTGAGGACCTGAGCAAAGGGCTTGGTCTCCACAGGCAGCATGCTCAGTTCCTTGGTGATCTCCTCTTCAAGCTCCTTGGTTATTGCAGCATCCTGGAGCTTCTGGCGCTCCTCCTTCTCTATCTGACGCGCCTCTCTCTCAGTCCAAAGCTCCTTTACGATGGGCTGCATCTCTGGCGGCACGTCTGAGAGGTCATACTCTCCATCTACAGATTTCTTGATGGGGTAGCCGTAACAGTTCTCGCCCTTGGGGCACTCCTTCTTGGTATCCTCACCCTGACCTGCAGCAGGGGCCGGATAGTCAGAACACTTGGCAATGACCGTTGCCACGTCCTTTGGAAGGACATCCTCATATGCCTTGATGAGCCTAATAGCTCCCTTGAGCACCGTGGCGGCGTCGCCCTCTACTTTGTGCTCCTTGAAGATGCCATCAATCTGGGTTTCCTTGTCGAGAGGGGTACCCAGGATGGCACTCAAGATATCTTCTTCGAGTCCCATTTCATCAAATCCTTTAAATATTAGGAATGTTTTTCCATTCGCTCCTTTGGGCACGAAAGAGATTTCGCTCCAACGTGTCCTGACAAGGTCGTGATCAGGCCGCAATCCTGACGGGTATGCGGACACCTCTACCACCTACACTAAATCCAGTATACTCGCCGCGCTTGATTTTGTCCCATATCTTATCATCTGAGACATGAACGCAGAGCACCCACGAACCGGCCTTAACGAGCTGGCCCAATACTTTCTGGTCGTCTTCTGCGAACCAGAATTTCACCAGTTCAGCTCTGGCAGGCTTCCTGTGTCTATCAAAGAATATCCTGGATTCCTTTAGGTAATCTTCACCAGACCGCCTGATCTCATCGGCGGAGAGCCTATCCCTCTGTAGATCGAAGGTGCCAGGCTCAAGGACCACGCCGCACACTATGCGCTTATCTTCATCAGCTTTTAGAATAGTAGCGTAGCCTTCAGCCTTCATTATGTCAGAAGATATATTTATGACCCGTGGTTCTTCAAGGGCCTTAGTCACGGCATTTATGTCTGGACCACCCTCTCCATAGGGCTTAATCAGATTCTTGAAGTAGCCGGGGGCCTCGGTGTTATGGAGGATATAGTCGATCAGAGGTGCCGAATCTGTAGATTCTCCAGTCCTCTTATTGTTAAGCTTGCCAGAAGCCCCGTAAATGACGTCTCCTACCTGAGGGTCGGGCAAGAGGTTTAGAGGTATCCGGGCCTGCCAGGACCTGGCCTCTGAGGTCAGGATGGCCTCTTTGGTCTGGGGATCTATGTGAGTAACTGAAACTTTAGCATCAGAGCTCATCTCTCTGGCAAGCCAGGAGGTGGTATCGTCTTCAAGCCTGGGCTCGTGATTCAGGGCGTTCTCTTCCGGAGTGTGGTAAGCTTCGTGAGTGTGTCGCTTGATACTATCTGACCTCGGCTTAATTATAATCAGGCCACTGCTTACAGGATAGAGGCGGTCACCTTCAGCCAGGCCCTCAGGCAGATCCTTGGTCGAGAATGTGCCCAGAAGGTCACCACTGCCAGCCAGTCTGACCTCGGCTTCGCCATTTTTTATGCTTCTGACCACGGCCTGTTCATCAGGGTGGGATCTGAGCCAGAGTCTTATCACACTCGGCCTACCAGAAGGTATAATCGGTTTGTCTGAGCCAGGCCCGCCAGAGGCACTACTGACATGAGAAGACTTGTCAGAGCCCTTGCAGTCCAGGCCTGGAGCATTGACCACGAACGTCCCACCCTTGGAGTTGTGGAGCGTGCAGTAGCCCTTTATTATTCGATGAAAGGGCCCGGCTGAGCCCGGCTCCCCTTTTTGGACCAGGCCCTTGATCTGTTTGAGCTTTCGGGCCACTTCACCCCTGTCACCCTTCGAGATTATGGCCAGGGGGTGAGGCAGTACCAGGGTGGCCCGATCTCCGAGGGCATATTTAGCCACCTGTCCCAGGGCGATTATGACCTGGGGCTTTGAATCGTCCAGGGCTTTCAGGAGAGATGGCAGGTGAGCATCTATCTCGGCCTGGCTCGGGCCTCTTATCCGCCCGTCCGACTTCAGCACCTCCGGGACCACATGGGCCAGGATGACCTGGTCACGAGTCAGGCCCAGAGGGTCTAAGTAATGCTCCTTGAAGGTACGTCCCGCCTGTCCTACAAATGGGATACGCCTTATGCCTTCGAGCTCTGAGGGCGAGGCTGCTATGAAGGCTATGGGAGCACCAGCTGGGCCAGAGCCGGGGACGATTGACTTCCTGACTTCCTCGCTTCTACCACCCGAGATCAAGCTATCAGCCTCCCCTCGGGCCTGCGGATGAGGAGATGGGCCAGGTCTTGGATCTCCTTAGCCGAGTAGTGGCCCATGTCAAAAGCCTTCTGCAGCTCATCCATGGCTTGAGCCTGGTCATCCTGGGGCTGTGCCTCCGGGCGTGGTTGGGCCTGAGCCTGGGCCTGGCCACCTGCAGGTAGAAATTTAGGTAGAGGCGTAGGTAGAGGCGTAGGTAGAGGTGTAGGCTTAGGCGGAACGGAAGGCAGGCCTGCAGCTCTTCTCAGATAGTTCTCAAGTTCTACGTCATCAGCGAACAGGTTCTGCTTGGAGCCTGCAAGGTTGCTGATGAACTCGCCTAACTGGGCCAGGTCTGGGGTCTCAACAGTCCCAAATGAGACCTTGGGCAGGCCGGTTATTTCATCAAAAGGATTCAGGGATATGACCAGGGGTATGGCCTGGGAGTTGATAACGCCCGCCATCCGGTCGCAGATGGTCTGGAGGGCAGCCTGGAAAAGCTCGTTCTTGGTGACGGCCAGGGCATTGGAGCCATATTTCTGACTGCCCAGGAGCAGGAAGTCAGCCAGGAGGGTCATAGCCATATCCCTGGTGTACCTGGTGATGGTCTGGTTGATATTGAACTGCCTGGTGCCGGCACTTGCCAGAAGTGTCAGCTCGTACTCGCGGTTGCCGTATTTGTCCCTGGTAGAGGGTAGAAGGACGCCCTCGGATTCGTCCCTCTTAAGGCCGGTGATGAGCTTGATACACTTCTGTTTTGCTAACCGGCTTTTGGCATCCTTGCCACTGACCACTTTCTCAGGAGCGTAAAGGACCGGCAGGCCGCACAGGTCCCGCTCCATGCCTATGCCCTCTATGTCCTCGGCATTGGTGACATTGTACCAGGCCCGGTAGCAGCCACGGAAGAGGCTCTCGCCCTCGGGGTTGCCCTTTGAAGATCGAATCCTGAAAAGCAGAGACTTGGCATATGGGACGAACCGGGGCTGGAAGTCTGGAGGCGGGGACTGGACCAGGCCCAGAAGCTCGCCTGTCTCCTCATCGAATACCCAGTGATCCAGGGATTCCTGAGACCTGATCTCCCAGGACCTCCAGCCTATAAGGCCGTCGTCATACTGACTGTACCTCAAGGGGTCGGCCTGGTCAAGGCCTTCACGCTTCTTGAAAAGTTGCTCGAAGTAGGCCCAGCCAAATACGATATCTGTTAAGATTTCGGATTTGGTCTCGGGCCAGGAGGGATTCATATCCTTAAAAAGAGAATCCACAAAGACCTTAGCCTCTCTATCAGCCCTGCAGCTGCTGGCTTCGGTGACCTTGACAGGCACCTTGGACAGGATCATATCCACAGCGTACCGCATGCCATACAGTACGGGCGAGTTATCGCCCATCATCCTATAGATCCTGGCCCCCGCAGCTCCTACGAGTGGCGGGAACCAATCCTCATAGATATAGCCGCCGTATTGCTGCAGGCCGGTCCTGCCAACCTGGTCAAATACGTTCTTAATCCGCTTCATGCATTACCTCCTCCTTCCTTTTCCTTTCCGTCTCCCGCTGCCTTTCCATCGGCTCTCTTGTTCCATAACATCAAAATCAACAACAGTGCCGTCATTATCAATATCCTCAGAATCAGCACTAGCAAGAATTACGGCATCGCCAGCATCAGGAGAGCGCCTGAGTCTCTTTTTGGTGTCCTCCTTACGTTCCAACTGAATGCGACCATCAGAGAGATTCTTGTATTTGGGGGCACAGAGATCAGCCCTCAGCCTATCATCTTCAGGAAGGGCGTAAGGATTAGCGTTAATTCGAGGGTTGGGGTGAATTTTGTCCCTGAAGGTGGCCCAGAGCTCAGCCCTGAGATTGAAATATTTAGTCGGATCCTTGGGGCTGTTGCCGGTATTTACGCCGGTGACATCATAATCCATTTCTCTAAGCCTGTCCTCTACACCACCGCCAAGGCCTGGCTCGTCTACGTTCACATGATCGAGGCTCAGTCGGTCCATGATCTGGGCGATCTTGCCTGTCAGCTCCATGGTGTCCAGGCCGTTGTAGTACTCGAGTGGCAGGATAATATTGCCAATCCTTGGAGCCAGGACGGAGTCATCATCTCCGAACCTGGCAACGTCTACGCCCAGGGTTCTGGGTTCCAGGCCGTCCAAGTCGTCAAGTACGCCCTGGTCTTCGAGGTCGGCATAGCGTTCTATTGCCCGTTCAACATAGTCATAAGGAATAATGGTATCAAGGCCCTTCTTAGGGAAGTTTCCTCCAACACGGACCTGGTAGGCTGAGGAGTCCGGTCCCCAGAGCTGGTACATTTCCGCGGCCCAGCCAGGAGTGATAAGGTTGGGGTTGACCAGGGGCTTCTCCCCAATCTTATCCTTCCAGGCACCAGATGCTATGTCTGCCTCGACTATTCCGTACTCGGTGAAGTTCGGGGTGTCCCAGGCTGCGACATGGAATGTCTTCCAGAGGTCGGAGTTAAAGGCGTTGAAGAATGTCCCTGTGGTGGCCGTGGGATTGCCGGTCATGAAGAGTTTGGCATTCTTGGAGGTCATCACGCCGTTTACGGCTTCATGAATGTCCTCGTCCACCCCCGGGCCTTCATCTATGACCACCAGGATGTTCTCTTCGTGGAATCCCTGGAACCTGTTAGGGTCGTTGGTCGAGAGGCCCACACCATACCATTGGTCTTGCTGGATCTGGAGTTCGGGAGCCTTGGGCAGGAGGCGGCCTATTTTGAAACTCGCCCTGTTGAAGCTGGCTCTGACTTCCTTCCAGACCAGCTTCTCAACCTGTCTGAAAGTGGGAGCTGTGGAGAGAACGATTGAGGGATAAAAAGCAATGAGGAACCATAAGATGACCTGGGCAGCGAGCCAGGACTTGCCTATGCCATGACAGGACCGGACAACGATACGCTTGTAGTCTCGGATGGCTTTGAGGATTTGGGCTTGAACAGTCCAGGGATGGGAGTCAAGGAAGGTCTCGACATACCAGACGGGATCACTTCTTACCTCCAAAGCCAGCTCCTCGTAAGCCTCCGCCAGGTCCATTGAGCCGCTGCTTTCTGTGTTCATGCACCTTCTTCATCGCTTCAGTGATCATCTTCGCCTCAGTGCCCTTGAGGTCGCCATTCATCAGGTCAGACTTGGTTTTTATGAGCTGTCGAATCTCTGCAATCGTGCCCTGAGCCATGGTGACCAAAGCCATGGGGATGTAAGGCAATTCTGTACTTTCATCGATGTGCGGGACCCTCGGCCTGAAGAGTTCAGAGACCCAGGCTTTGATCAGGCCATGAGTTTCCATCTCATCCTGGATTAGTTGGTCCAGGACGACCAGCTCATCAACGACCTTGCCAGCAGTTTCTTTGATTGAGGCTTGTTGTTCCTGGTACCGCTTCTGGACCTCAGCCGGAACCTGCGAGTGGTACTTAAAATGGTTGAAAAAGGAATCCTTGCCGATATTTTCTTGAAATTCCTGCATTGCCCTGGCACTCATTTTCCTGGGGCTGAGCTTTTCAACAAAGTACCAGCGCTCATAATCATGAAGGTGGGATGATTTGCAAGTCTTGCACTGGTCATTTGGTGTCTTAGTCATGGTGGCTGGGCATCCTATAGGAGGTGTCTTGGCCTGACTGGGCTCAACCACAAGTCACATCGCTAGGAGATAGCAGTTACAGGCCTGCAAATAACAAGGGAATAGGTCAGTCATGAAGCATAATTGGCTGGGTTGACTGTGGGTTTTGGGTAATTTGTCTGGCCTCTGCCCAGCCAATTCACCGATTTAGGCCAGCCATTGACTGATCTGGACAGGCCAGATTATTGGGTGACATTTTAGCTAGTATCAAGAACAATGTAACTGATCAATGTTGAAAGGATGTGGCTGGGGATGAGGGGTCATTGACCCATTGGTTCCACCCCCTGAGAGGCCCGATGGGCAGCTAATGCCCGCAAGGTACATTCCAGGCTGAACGCTACCTGGGGCCGGATGTTTGGCGTACTCCGTTCAGAGTTCTCCTTGATGCGCCTCCGATGCCCGGCCCGGACCAGGACCGAGGTCAGCTTATCCTCATTCATGACCTGTTCCCCCTTGCAACGTCGAATATGTCGCTCATGTTTCCGATCTGGTTCCTGGGGCGCCATGTGGTAGAATTGCCAAGCTGAATGCCCGAAGGACAGGGGAGCCAGTCTGCACTAATCTTGGCAGGGACAAAGGCATCAAACTTTATCCCCAGCTCGAAAGGGCCTGTGACTACGGTCCTAGAGAGCTCTATAGGCTTCTTCTTAGTGGCATCGACTATGACATCCGTTGCCTGGCCCGCATCGCCAATTGCTTCTATGTTGGATCTGAGTTCGGTATCATTGGCCTTGAGAACAGTCTCGACTCTGAATGTCCTGCTACCAAATGTTGAGAGGTAGCGACTGTAGTCCCTGTTTGATGTAGCGGTATAGGTCATATAGGCGTTATGAAACCAGGGCGTTTCAGAGGTCAAGCTGTAAGATGTGTTGAGCGTGGTCTGTTCGTCGGTCATGTCTACACTGTCTTCAAGATATTGCTCACCTTGGCCAGTTATCCGGTTTCCTGCCGTTCCTATGCCGGTGTCTGCTTTAGCTGAGCTGTAGAGAGTGCCGTTCCCGCCTACGTGGATGTTTTTATCTATAGTCACCTCGGCCTGGGACAGTGACAGATCAAGACAGACGAGAATCAGGGCAATTAATGCAAAGATCAGGAGCCAATGAATAGGCTTCATCCAGATCCTCCAACCGTGCCATCCCCGCCCTGATCCTCTCCCTTCTTCATCTTCTCAGTATGGGATCCCAGGTAGAATGAGATCACCATCATTGCCGCGTTGACCCACTGGCCGGTGTATGTCTGATTGATGGCCGGGTTCGTGGTTGCAAAATATGCTATACAGAGAACTACCAGTCCTATGAATACCCGTTTCTTAGTATCCAATAGGTCACTGATTGCCGTAATTATCTTTATTATCTCATCAGGTGTAATGATATATCACCTCGGATCGCTTTTTGCATTGGCCGGCCCGGGCAAGTGAGCGCAAACATTTTTCCAGGTCTAGGACAGGTAAAGCGTCCGAGGCTTTACCATTGGCCAATCTTCACTAAGGAAGTTCCCGGCTGATGGTCCTGGCAAAAGAGAATTTGCCTGGGAGTAATAGGCAAATTAAAGGGAGTGTTGGGGGAGACCAGAGCCATCAACTTACGGGTTCCTGAAGGATGCAGAAAATACGATACTTTTTAGGTGGGGCACGAACTATCGGGCGTCTCAAGGCCGACGGCCCCCTAGCCCCGTGTCCATGGGGGGACAATTCAGTTATAAGCAGAAGATTACAGCTTTCAGCGTAAAGGAGGTCGGGCGAGATGTAGCCCCCATCTCGCCCAGATTGATTTGGCTATGCTTGCTGGGATGTTGTTCTGGCTTACCTCCTATCAAAGGGCTTTAATCCCCAATGACAATTAATGTTCGGCGGGGGAGCGATGTGAAAATATTAAGGATCGACTAGATAGGCATGTCAGCCCACATAACTTAGTTGTATATATCTAACCCACTAGTCATTCATAGGCAATTATACAACATTCAACCAAGCCTCAAAATCGACCTAACTGCCATTCTGGCAAACAAGCTATTCCATGGACTCTAGGCACAGATCAGTTTTACCTACTGCTATTGATCTATTCCAGCTCTGCCTATTGAATTTTAAAGCAATCTGGCGCGCAGAGTCAGGCCTTTGTGATCGGAGAAGGCATTTATAAAATAATACTCTGGCTCTGAAGATACAAAAAATGAAAAAGCCAATTTACAGGTTATACATACTTATACAAGTTGGAACCGGCCCATTATGCCCCAGCTCCTTGCTTTGGCAATTCATAAACAATTTTAAATTCTGGGCCATCTATGTTATCAAAAGATATAATTGTGTTTCCGCTATTTAAGATTTCTGGACCATATGTTAATTGATTTCTTAGATCCATTGCACTTAGTTGAATAACATCCCCATCAGGTACTGATGGCCGCCATGGTGACCATTCACGAATACCATAAAGCGTCATAAAAGGCGTGAGACCGGGTTCTGATGTCAGGTCATATCCGATGTTCGTTTTAGATACACTTTCTAATTTAATCCCTGCATTTCCAAGACTTATAGGGATTCCAGGAGGTACAGGAATAGTAATTGCAGGAACTTTAGCTTCAAAAGAAGCTGAAGCATCTCTACCCTCGCTAATACAAACAGTCGTATTACCAGCTTTAATAACATCTGTTACTAAAACAAATTCTTTTCTCCATAACTTATTTTTATAATGAGATTTTATTTTTTCAAATATGAAGCCTTTATCATCAATAGATTCGACCGTAATATTATCAGAATAAAAAAATATACCATTACTTTCAGAGAAGTTAACATCAAGCTTACATTTAACAATATCAGCTAAGCCTTTAACTCCCAAATCTATCCCTGGTCCGAAGTTATACTTTACTGCATCTTTTGATATATATACCAGCGTGCTTTTTGGAGAGGAACCCCTTCTGGTTTCAAATTGAATTTTTGGAAATTGCTTGGTAGCAGCTATATTTCCATATCTATTAAATATCGTCTTTTCATCGCCTGTCATTATCCCAAAATCTCCAAGCTCAAAATTACTATTTGGAGGCCACGCAGCATACATCTTGTGTTCTTCATGTAAGCTTTTAGTATAATCATCCGCCATCGTTCCCATCAAGAGTCACCTGGCATTATAATGGTTTATCATTCGCTTTAAACTTTTCTCAATTGATAGGCATATTCGTTGCTATATGCTATGATGATTTTTAGCAAGTACGGATACAGGTGTAGGGATCTCATCCTCCGCACGCCCTTGATGGCAAATCCCTATCCTCTAGCCTCGCTATCCTTCTGGCATATTTTCTGGCTCGATAATCCGGGGGATGCGCTCCGAAAGGAGCAAATTCGCATAATCCTTGGAATAGCTGAGTTACCAAAAGATGCTTGGGTCTTATTCCCGCGTGCGATCACCTAAAAACGAAGGCACAAATGCATGAATCTGTCATGTTTATCCTGATTTTCTTCGATATTTATATACTCGTAGATCTAGCAGATAGGCAGTAGGAGGAAACTAAGCGAGCGTACTGCAGGATAAGCTCTTGGAGATACTGAGCCAATCGTCAGCACTTAAAAGCACCAGGGAGCTTCAGGAAGATATCCAGGAGCTAACTGACTCTCGGCATAAGCTATCTACAATCTATCGTGCCTTGCTGGCACTTGAGAAGTTCGACCTGGTGGAATTGCAGAAAGAAAAGGCCTACGGTGGGCGCCATGGATACCATTGCTTCTGGCGAATCAAGGACGCCCCATGAACCATGAAGCAATTCTTGCAGCTCTTCCTGATAGCAAGGAGGAGGCAAGGTCCCTTAAGGAGATCGCCGAGGCGATGGGTCTGGATATTGCCACCTACATAGACTGGATCAGGGTTGAGAGACGGTTATCCAGCTCCTTGAGATCTCTAATAAGGTGGGGCTGGGTGGCTTACGAACAGAGACAAAGAGAGGATGGCCATAGGTTCTGGTATAATGCCTACTGGAAAACGGAGATAGGGACCCAGTCCAAGCCGCCTTAGAATTTGACCTCGCCCTCATAGATCTTAGCGCCGAAGCTTAATGCCTCTTCCACTGCAGCCAGGTCCTTCATGAGGAATATTCTCTCGTTGGCCGTCTCTTTGTAGGCCACCGAGTTCTTCAGAACTGGGGCATATTTGCTGGACTTATCCAGCCAGACAAGGTATCCTTTCAGGTCCTCTACTAGGCAGTAATCAATCCCGCCGGACTCCAGAAGCTTCAGAGCTTTGTTTCTCTCGCCCGTGGATTTGAACTCGAACCGGTAAGTATCTTTCTTATAATAGCCAAGCAGCGCTTCATAGAGCCCCCTGTCATCGAAAAAATACTTGAAGACCCAGAGCTTCCCTATCTTGAACACATTAACTTGCTTCCGCCGTTCAATTACATCGGATTCGCTAGCCATCGCTGAAGCCTCATCTGGGCTAAAGGCAGGGTGCCAATTCTCTCAACCCCTGTCTTCTCACTTTTGATCTCCTCCTCCCTGAGCATCTTCATGCCCATGGTCACCTCAGGCTGCCTGAGACCGGTTCCAGCCTCGATTTCCTTTGATGTTGCCACCTCAACGCCCGATAAATAGACAACCAAGAGCGCATCATTTAGAGTCACGCCAAGAGCTCTTAGAGATGCGACTAACTCCAGGCCCGCTGGCGGAGCTGTAGTCTTAGCTCCTCTAATCACTCAGCCCTCTTATCTCTGTTCTGTACCTTCTCCGATTTCTGGATCTCACTGCATAGCTCTGGGTATTTTTCCTTGAAAGCATCCTCTAGGATCGTACTGGCCTCTCGGCTCATAGAGAACCTAAACGTTGTAAGCTGTAAATATCGCAGTACTGACATCACCATTGGCGACCATAAAGAGATCCGCGGGTTAGCGCAACCTTCTGAGATTGCTTGTTTTAGAACTTCTGGATCAATGCTCATTAGACCTGACTCAGGAGTCATTATTCCAGATTCATGAGTAATGACTTCTTTGTCCACATTTGGCCCCTTAGTCATGACTCCAGATTCCCTACTAGGGACTTCTGACTCAGATCTAAGGACTTCTGTGGTCAAGCTCTTTGCCCCTGAATCATTACTCATTACTCCTGAGTCATGAGTATTGCTCCCCAACTCCTCCGCTTGCCCATGAGTCATTACTCCAGACTCTTGATTAATGACTCTTGGCTCAAGGGTTTGGGCTCCACTTTCTGGCCTCATTACTTCTGAGTCATGACTCAGTATTACTGGGTCTTGACTGCTGACATCCCTAGCCGCCTCACTCTCAGTAGTCATGACTGCGGACTCTTGGCTGAGGACTCCAGAATCAGGGCTAAGGTTCTCTGGCTTAGGAGTCTCTGCCCCTGAGTCATGACTCATTACTTCTGACTTCTGAGTCGTCTCTCCTGAGTCTTTACTCCTGACATCTGAGAAGAGAGCATCCATCCCCTTGCCCATGACGGATCTCTTAGCCATTTAAGACCTCCTCGGCAAGCTGCTCATAAGCAATAGCCCCAGAAGAAGATGGGTCGTATAGTTGAATGGGCTTGCCAAAACTGGGAGCCTCGGCCAGCTTCACGTTACGTGGGACGACGGTCCGAAATACCTCACCTTTGAAGTAGTCCTTTACCTGGTCAGCTATCTGCTTGCTCAGGCTTGTTCGTGCATCGTACATGGTGAGAAGAACCCAGCGCTGTGGCTTGTTGCCAAGCTTGACTGCCACCCTTTCCACTACCTTGAGGAGCATGGACATGCCAGCAAGAGCGTAGTACTCGCACTGCAGGGGAATAATGAGCGTATCGCAGGCAGTCAGAGAGTTGATGGTCAGAAGGCCTAAGGACGGTGGTGAGTCTATGAGCACATAATCGTAGTCCAGAGGCTCAAGCTTCTCTTTCAGGATAAACTCCCGGGCCATGGTGCTGGCGAGCTCCATCTCAGCCCCTGAGAGGTCCAGGTTAGAAGGCACGATGTCAAGGCCCGGGATCGCAGTAGGCTTTACGACCTCCTGGATAGGCGTCTCATCGACCATGACGTCATAGATGCTCTTTTCCAGCTTCCACTTATCTACCCCCACACCTTCAGTCGCGGCGCCCTGGGGATCCAAGTCTAAGAGGAGGACGCGCTTGCCTTTGAGGGCAAGGTAGGTGGCAAGGTTGACGGCTGTTGTGGTTTTGCCACATCCCCCCTTCTGGTTGGCTATGGAGATGACCTTCATGAGTCATGACTAACGAGTCAAGAGCCTATATATGCACTGGTAGACCGCCAGGTATTCTCCTCGCTGGCATCCTCATTTTAAGAGGCATCCTTGTCTAAATCGCGGCTACAGATCACACATGGTTCATACCCCTGCGCTTTAGCTTCATCGGCGCTTGCAAACCAAATTGTGTTCTCTGGCTTAATTGCCCGCGTATGCTTACATTTAGGATTATGATATTTTTTGGTCTTTATTGAGCCAATGAACTTTTTGCCTATGGGTTGAATGAGGCCCAATGTTCTCACATCGCCACGTATCATAGAGCCATTGGTCGATTCTATGCAGGCCGAGTCTGGAATGCCGCCGACCCACCAGCCAGCTGGGTCGAACTCGTTGTTCTTATAATTCTGGATGCAGGCGTGGCCAGAATCCACTAGCACTCGGTTGAAATTCTGCAGCGAGCCATTACCGGCCTTTAAATAGACTACGCAAACAAGGCGCTTAAACTCGTTGTTATCTATCCTCGATTTATTATCAATATCGAGCCATACCTCTTTCCCAAGCATCCGCTCTTCAACATAGGCTTTTGCTTCCGGGCCACCCGGCCTGTTTGACTCGGGGCAATATATGTCAGCAAGCCTCACCTTACCGATACTTTGGATATAGAGAGTATCGGCATCTACAACCTGGGTTACATTGCCGCTCGCCTCATTTGGCGCCGCCATTGTGAGAGGTATAATCAAAGATAGAATTATTAATAGAGCTTTTAGAGGATTCCTATTAACCGGAGTGATGGCAGTAGTTTTTAAAAATTCGTCCATTTTTCGCCATTTTCGTGCCCAAATCTCTTGAATTATCCATCATATCCAGCCATCCTTCGATGGCGTCCGCTATATTCAGATGACATTTGCATTTTTCAGTGTACAGAGCTGATATAAGTTAAAGGCGAATGCAGTAACCATCATCTTTACGT